GGTCCATGCCTTGGGGTTGCCCTTGCGACGCCCTTACCGAAATCATCTCGGGCGGCAATTGGCTTAAGTAGTCGAGCCCGCCCGAGCGCGCCCCCGAAGGGTCCCCCTGCATTTGCCCCATCGGCATCGCCTGGTCTTGGCCGCTTGGCGTGTTCGATAACAGCCCCCCGCCGCCTTGGCCCGGAGGCTGGGCCAGCAACCCCGGCGATTGACCATATTGCGTCCCCGGCTGGGCCATGATGTTTTCAGCCGCCGTGCCGCCCCAAACGCGGGGATCGCCCGCGCCGAGCAGCCCGAAAGACTGCGGGTTGGCTGGCGTTCGCACCTGGTATCCGCCCTCGCCATAAATGCCGCCCGCGAAATGCGGCATGACCTCGTTCATTTGCTTGTCGGACAAGAGCCCCTTTTGCCACTCGGGCCAGATGCTCGTTCCGGGCATCATCGAAGGCCCGCGCCGGGTCATCGTCCCCGCGCCGGGGATTGTTACTTGGTCAGGACGAGGCATTGTCGTCTCCTTAACTTTGGGGCTCACCCCGCTTGAAATACGCTGTCACCAATTTGGCGGATCGGCAGGTCCAAGCCCCACTTGCCGCAAAAATCACGAAGGTCACCCAGCCCCATCTTCGCCTTGCTCAGGAAATACGGGTCCACGCCCGAGACCGCCGTATATGCCAACTCCACCGCTCGATTCTCGCCAGCACGCGGGACAAGATCCGCCGCAATCCGCTTGTGGGCCTCGCCGTCGCTATCCACGCCCGGCACCTCGGCGGCTTCGACCAAATCAAGCGCCTCGCCGATGTCGGCGGTAGCTGGGAAAGGTGGATAGTTCGTCGCGAAAACAGTGTCATCGTGATCACCCGCTAACAGAGATACCGAAGGCACGCCCATATGCGCCGCCTCAAGTGCCGTCGTGCAGCCCGTGTGCAAGACACAGCGCGCGCCCCGCATCCATTGAACGTGGTTCCCGGTAACGGCGACGTGAACTCTCGGGTTGCCTCGATATAGATTTAGCCACGGGTCCGGGTTCTCGCCGGGATGCGGCCTGATCACCACCTCGCCGTCGTATGCCTCGATAAACTCCCGCACTTTCCTGATACACGTCCAATCGTGCTCGATATGAGCGATGAACTGCTCTCGGCTATCGAACACCCCCGCCGAAACACACATGGCGTGATAGGCCTTGATGTCGCCGCCTCGGGGGTTGGCGCCGCTGGTGTTGGTGTTGACCAGCAGATACCCTGATCGATCGGGCTCGCCGTAAATCTCTGGCTTTTTAAGCAAATCCAACCTTGGATTGCCCGTCCATTTGCCATTTATCGCGTGTTCGGCTTGCCACTCATTGGCGACATAGGTCACGTCGACCGGCAAACTTCGCAATATGTCTTGGCGGAAATGCACCGGGCACCGAACCGCCAGCCCTTCTTCGTCCATCACCGCGATGTTGTGGCCGGCCCGCTTTGCCGTCTCCATCCATCCGCGCATGGCCTTGTTTTCGCCCTTGAACACGACACATCCCACCGGGAGCGATTCAAGGTTCGGAGCCAAAACCCGCTGGCTTCCGATGATGCTTGATATCCCCCAATCATGCAGCGCCGACGCCACCAGAAGCCGGGACCATAACTCCCGGTCGCGGTTTTCAATCATGAAGTAGATCAATGTCAGGCCTTAGAATTTATGCGTATATCGAAGCATCGCTCCGTCAAAACGCGGGTTGGTTTCCATGCGAAAATTCCCATATTTTGGATGCGAGAATCCAAGACCCAAGTTGTTTATGCCGCCGCCGTTCCATCGGACATCGTAATCATCGCCCACCGCCCTTCCCATGCCATACCCGGCACCAACATCAGCACTAAGCAGCCCGCCACCTGCCGGCGCCTGGGCACCGAGAAGCCCTGAAAGATAAAGGCTTCTAACGTCGTCACTCATCCCCCCGCTTGCATCCGCCCGCCCATATAGGCTCGCTCGGCGCAAAATATCTAAAATGGATTCATCCATCACGCCGCCTCCCTCATTTCTCCCCACCGCACAATCGAATGCTTTCTAACAATGCGGGGCGGCATCTCGATCCTGTTCGTCGGGGCCGTTTCCGACAATTCATCGCGCCCCCGGTCCAGCATCACATCAATCGCGCGGGCAATCTCATCGGTGGCGTTTTTCCGAAACCCCATCCCCGATTTCTCAACCCCGCGCTCGGTGAATTCGCCCCGATCAATCAGAACGCTTGTTGGCACTTCATCCCCATCGGCCATAACGTGCTGCATCAGCATCATGTCGTGCCCCCGCGTCGGGCCGTTGACCTCGACCGAATTGCACCGAAGCCATGGGACGTTGAACCCGAGGCACAGTGCCGCCGGCCCGCTCGGGGAAATCTCCACAAACAGCCTAGCGTTCGACACCGCGCCCGCCTGATGCTTGAAAGACATCCTCGACCAGTCCGCATATCCCTTGCGCGCCGGCAAGCGCGTCATGTCTTCATGACCGATGCGGACAACGTGCCCGCCCCTGGAAATGATATGGTCGATGACTTCATTCGCCTGGGCCGGGTCGATGTCCCGGTTCGGCCTATCAACCCGATGATCGTATCCCGCCTCTCGGTAGTGAATCACCGCGTGCCATGTCGGGAAATCCGGCACCGGCCATCCATCAGGGAGCGTGAATTGCGCCAACCTGTCGAACGCCGGGAGATATTCCCGCCTGCACGCCATCGGCGGCAGAATGATTTCGCTCTGATCAACGTGCGCCGCTTCCCATGCCGGGAACTTCGGGATTGTCCCGTGGGCCGCGCTATCGAACCAATCGAGCGGAATAGGCATCCCGGCCCAAAGCCGATCGAATTGCGGCAGCATCGCGAGGATGTCAGCCTTATAGGCACGGTCATCAACGTAATAGGCGTCTAAGCTGGCTTTCTCGAACTGTTCCCTTACCGTCGCCGCGTAAATCGCTTGTTCGATGAAGTCTCCGACCGTGCGGTGCAAAAGCGGGGCGAAGATTCTCATCAGTCGCTCACGTTGATGTCGCCCTGCCCGTCGCGCGAGCCGGCAGCCATCTTCAATTGTTCCAATTCGGCCTCCATCACCAGTTCCCGCTCGCGGAATTGCTGATCAATGGTCATCTTCTGAACATCCAATTGATGGGCGCGCTCGGCCTGGCGCTCGGCGGACTCCAGCTTCATGCCCTCGATCGCGCGTTGCTGTTCCAACTGTTGCTGGAACTGCTGCTCTTGCATCGCCGCGTTGCGCTGAGCCTCTTGAGCTTTGATCTGCTGTTCCGCCTGGAGCCTCTGAGCGGCAAGAGCGGAATCGGCTTGTAATTTCTTCTCCGCCATGGCCGCTTCGGCTTGCATCTTCTGGCCGTCCATTTGCTGCTGCATTTGGAGCTTCTGCATCTCCATTTGCATCTTGCCCTGAGCCTCAACCACCTTCGGATCTTGCCCCGGCGGTTGCGGCGGCATCGGGTTTTTGTCCGGGTCGGTGAAGAAAATATCAACGTCCGGCAAGTCCGCCGCCTCGACCATCTTCTCCAACGTGTTGTAATAGTTCCTCATGGTGACCAGCGGGTTTTGCATCCCCGCGACCTGTAGGATCTGCTCCTGCTTCTGAGCGATCACCATATAGCGCTGCATCTGCTGGTCACGATTGCCGGTTCCCAAGCCAACAGACACCTTGATGTCCATATCCGCGTTCCACGAGCGCGGGTCCATCGGCACCCAATTGCCGCGAAGGCGAATGATGCGCTCTTTGTCCTGGTGCTTGGTCACGAGATGGAGCATCAACCGGGCCAGTTGCTTGAACCCCGTCTCCGCATACACGCGCGTGATAAGCTCGGTTCGCTCGCGGCCCTGATTGCTATCCTCGCGGACCTTCTCCGCCGTCTCCGGCTGCAATGCGTTCGGATTAAGATCCGGCCCCATCGGGGTGACGCCCGTGCGGCGGACCAATTGGCCGTCGACATATTCGAGCATCGGAAAGGCGCGCTGGCCTTCCCATGTCGTCTGGAGCGGCACGATCGCGTTCGGCCCCTTGGCGCGGATGATGGCGTCCGGCGCCTGGTTCAACACGTCGTTGAAGAACTCAGGTTCAATCTGGCTCATGTCCACGACTTTGCGCGGGAAGACGGAGTGATAAAGCCCGTCCATCATCATCCGCAGCAAGGTCGACTTCCACCGCTGGACCTCTCGCGACCCGTCCTCCATTGACAGCCCGATGCGGCGATGCGGCAGGATGATCGGCGTTAGCTCGCAGAACGGCAGCAATCCCTCGTGCTTGTCATTCTCGAAAATAACCGGAGAGTCCGGACCGTTGCCCATGACCACTCGCCGCCATTCGGTCTCGCCGTCGCCGTCATAATCGAACTGGATATAGACCTCATAGATCCGGCACAGTTGCGCCGCCTCATCCGTGGCGTCGTTGTCGTCATCGTACTCGAGGTCGTCAAACCGCTCTTCGGTTTCCTCATACAGATCATCGTCGGCGCTCAGGCTCTCGACTTCCGTCTCGTCATAGCCGCGCTTCAACAGGTCGCTCTTCGATACCCGCGTGCGCCGGGCCACCATGCGCGCGTCTTCCAAAGACTTGGCGCGGCTGTTGGTCAAGAACTCTTCGGGCGGGAGAGCCTCCATCTTGATTTCGCCGCTGGTTTTGACGCGGCGGATCTTGATGTCAAAGAGCATCGTCGGCCCTTGCATCGATATAACCCCGCCAACATCCCCCGGCATCGGCGCTTGAGGCATGCCGCCAGCATCCGGCCCCATCGGCTGCGGTGGCATTTGCGGCTGCGGTGGCATTTGCGGCTCGGCGGGCATTTCAACCTCCGCCGGGTACTCTTCAATCTCTTCAACCGTCACGCTCTCGTCGTTGACGATCTCCGTCATCTCATCAACGCTAAGGCCGGTGTATTCCTCGGTGACTTCGGTTTCGGATTCCTCCCACCAGACATGAAGCACGCTGTTCTTGTAAATCAGCGGCGATTTCATCCAATCGAATATCTGCCGGAAATTGCCCTTGCGCCGCATCAGCCACGAGACATAATCCGTCGCCTGTTGCGCCGCATCTTCGTCCTCTTCGCCTTCGGGCTCAAATCGGAACACCTGATCCGTGCCGAGAAACACCCGCACCAATGACGGCATGACCGTTTCGACCGTCTCGTAAACGTCACGGGACATGACCTTCGATCGTCCCGGAATGCTCGGCAGGGTCGATTGCTCGCCCATGTAATAACGCCAAGCGGTGGCGCGTTCGGACGACAGCTCGTCATTGTCATACCCAATAGCCGAGCGCAGTTGCGACGATAACGCCGCCCTAAGCTTGCTATCGGATCGGGATGAATCAGACATTGGCCAGCTTTCTCGGGCGCCCGCGCTTGCGAGGCATGATTTCAACGACCGCCCCAGAAACATCGGCTGGCCGCGTTTCCAGATCCTCGATGCGCTCTTCAAGAGCGGCATACTTCGCACGGAGATCCGAGATCAGATCAAGCGCAGCCGTGACGGATTGATCCAGCCGCGCAACGCGGACAGCTAGTGCTTGAGACATTTGCAACCTCTTTGGAATGGGTGCGTTACTCGACCCAGCTTGTATTGACGTTGATGGGCTTGTGAGGTGCCGGCTTCGTCCTGGCCTCGCGCTTCATCATCACCGCGTAACGGGTCGCATCCATCAAGTCGTCGCGTTCCTTAACGATCTTGCCGTCCTTGCGATGATAGATCCGGAACTCTTCCCACCACTCATTGAGGTGAGCGAACACCTTAAACCGCCCCGTTTCCATCCTTTCCAGGATCTCCATGAGCCCGGCCTCGACGGATACGCCGCCGTCATCGAATTGCGCTCTATCAGACAACATCTTCAGCCCGTGACCACGATACTGCTCGACAAGCGGCGTTGCGCCGTCCCTGCCGTGGCTCCCAGCGTCCGAAGGCCACGCAACCGGCATCCATTCCCCCTTGGCCTTGATCGTCGCCGCATGCATCGCCGGGACGGCCTCGCTCTTACGATAGGCGTCCGTGACGTAAATCGTGTCCGTGTCCTTGTCCCATGCCAGCCAAACGGCGGTTGTCGGGTGATCCCAGCCCAAATCCATGCCCACGATGCGCGCCCAATGCGGCGGGATCGGGCACGGCGCGATGGTAATTTCCTCTTCCGAGATCGGGTAGACGCGACCTGAGCCCATAATCGGCACGCCCTTCGTCCGGGCTTCTCGTTCGTGCTTTGGGTAGCTGGCGATAATCTTCTCACGCTGTTCCGGCGAGTAGTGCTCGGCGTCCTCGATGGTCATCTGAGTAACCGAGCGGTCAGGGTTTTCCTCCATCAAAAACCTCACCACAACATCGGACATGCCTTTGAGCGGCGTGAACGTCATCCAAATCGGCCCTTGCGTCGTATTCGTGCGCGTCAGCCCCTCGGTGAAGATGTCAATCGGCGGCTCTTCATCAAACCAGCAAAAGTCGAGCGTTTCGCCCTGGAACTTCTCCCGCCCCTGATTGTACGACTTCAGCGTTAATTGGCTTTCACCGCCCGACACATGACGAACCTTGATGACGCCCTTCAAACCTGGCGTGCCAAGAGCGGAATCAGCGCTGATCACATCCGCCTGCGGGATCGCCCCCGTCCCCCATGGCTCAACGCGGCCCAACAGCAACCGTTGGATGGTGTCGCGGACAACCTCGCCCGTCTCTCCCGCCGCCCAGCCAATCACAGGCTTTTTGAAGCGTTTGCCTTCCCACCAATCCGGGTACTTCCCAGTCAGGTGGATCGCGCACTCGAAAGCCCCCGCCCAGGACTTCCCGAGCTGGTTGCCCGCCATGAACAGCCGCTCGCGGGCCGTCTCGTGGTGGAAATCTTTCTGCTTGGAATAAGGCCGGTATCGGGCGAGAAGGTTAGTGTCTAGTCGCCTCATCCGTTCCGCTTGCAGCCGCGCCAGTTCCACCAAGAGCGGAGTCAACGGCGTCCCGGAGTTCTCCGATCCGCTCGATAAGCTCGGCATCGGTCAGCTCTTCCAACGGGTTGATTGTGACATTGAGATCCTTCGGCAAAATGCTGGCCAAGACCCTGACGTACGCTACGGGGCTGTCTTCCCGACACCTGGTGATTGCCCCCGCGCCATGCTCGTTGAAGTCCTCGTGGAGGGCCTCCAAGAACGCCTCTCCAAGCTTGTTGCGAGCACCTTTGGGGCGCCCCCTTGGGTTCCCGGATTGACCCGGCTCCCACTTTGAAGCCTCCATTTCTGGCGTCAAGCCACCGTGCTTCCCATCGGTCCGCTGCGGTTTCTTCGCTGTATTTTCAGGCTTCTTTGCCATCGCCCGCCTCAGATTGCCGCATAAGCTTCGTGATAGTGGCGCGCGTTTGGCGACGACTTTCCTGAAGGATGTAGTCATTCATTAAACGTCACCGTCACGGTTGTGTCGTAGCGATTTGGCGTGTCGTCGGGAGGGGCGAAGGCCACGGACTTACACCGGCGAACCTGCTGGCCAGTCTCGACGATCCTCGCGCGCATCCAAAGCGGGAGCCCAAACAAGTCGCGGGCAAGTTTATCAATTTCGTCCCCATCCCACGCATCAACCATCAGGCGCTTCAACCCTCTTCCGGCCCCGGCGCTTCGTCGGCGCGTGTTCCTCGACCACTCCCAGCGCTTGGCGGTCGATGGCCTCGATGGAGATTGACTGTTGCCCTCCATTGGCCGTGCATCCGAAATGCCGGTAGCTTGTGGCGTCGATTGCCGCCTCCAGGACTTGCCGCTCGGATAGGGCACCCTTCAGAATCAGCGGCTCGTCGTCGGCGCGCTCGATATACGTTACTTGGGAAAGCATGTTGCTTCCTTTCAAACGATTGAAGTCTTGGGCTTACCAGCCCCTCACTCACCCGCGATCTTCGCGCGATATTCTTCGACCAGCGCCTCGGTGCGAGGATGCCCGATGTACTCCAGGGCTATTTGGTTCATCCCGGCCCATGGGAGACGCCTTATGGCCCTAAAAAGCATGAGATCGCGCCATTCGCAAACTGGCGAGGATTCAGAGATTTTCTTCCGCGGTGAAGACGGCACCGAAGCATCCATCAGGATTCGCGGAACCCAATGGTCTAATTTGATCTCCGGCATATTGAGAGAGATGGGGGTCGCCCAAAAGGCTCAATTATCCAGCCTTAAGGGGTTAGATCGTCGCGCATTCTGGCTCGCAAGCCCCCCGAAAGTCACGAGCCTGCGTGGCGCAGTATCGACGGAAGGGGTTCCGGTCCTGACTCTTGAACTGGATGGAAACTCAGAACTAGACCTTTCCCTTGAGGGAATTTCAATTCCGGCGCTAATCGAATGGCTTTCAAACTTGGACGAGGTGCAGGAATCGGCACCGGGGTCGTCTCAACCCAATTAGTCATCGCTGCCAATACCCCTTCCACTTCCGGCTAACCGGGTGGTTCATCGCTGCCGCTGCCGTCAGGGTGAACAGCGTGCCGTTCGGCTAGAAGATTGAACGGGATGCCACCTACGCCCCAAGGTCTTCCT